TCTTCTGCCTTATCTTTTTCAATAAATGCCCACATCTCATAAAGAAAATCTACATGACCAGTTTCGTCTGTAAATTTCTTTATATGATAACCAACTCGTTCTGGTACACCTCTATTATCAAAGTTATAATCTTGACCTCTCTTGTTGGTAAACTCTTTAATAAATTTTTGCCTTGAACGTTCGTCCCATTCAATCCAAAGGTTATCAAAAGGTATTTGTGCATTTTCTACCATATCTAATAATACAGATGGCTTTTCTGTACTTGCTTTATAGGCATTATTGACAAGATTTTCAGATACAACAAATTTTTGTGATTGTAATAAGTCAACTTGAGTTTGTCTTATCATTGAATCGGCTATTGACCCTCCAGAGTAGAGAGCCAATGCTTTTTTAGGTTGGGTTAAACCAGATAATATCTGATTACATAAAATTGGTTTATCCATTATCATTCTCCATTTGTTTTTTCAAATCTGTTTCACAATTTTGACAAACATAATATGGTTCTTGTATAGATGGTATAATTTCATCATCATTAAATAAATTATTACAACCATCACATTCTGAAAAATTATCTACAAGATAACTATTTTGAAATTTAGCCATTATGCAACTCCTTTCATTTTATTATTTAATTCTTGAATGTGTGATGGAATTTCTTTTTCAAAAGAAGTTTTAATATCTTCTTTTTCTTTAATCATTGGTGAAATAATTTTTTGAAATTCTTGAAAAGAGTCAGAACGCAGTTCAAAAGATATTGCGTTAAGTTCGTAAAGTTTATTAAGGTCGTTTATTATATCATTCATCTGTTTTCTCCCATGAAATATTATGAATGATTCTATTGGTAAATTGTAACTAGTAGAAGTCAACCTTCTTTTTTTATAGTTGTAAAAACTTTTTTTACATGAGAAAGTTCAGCATAAGAGCCATAATTTGCTTCCGTACCTTTGGGAATTTTTATTTCATAATCATCTGAATTATTAAGCGATTGAATAAAAAATTCTGTATAAGGTTTTTCTACATAACCTTTAACATCTCTTTCAGCCTCGTACTCTTTTACGGCTATAGGGCAGTCTTCAAACATTTCTTCGTTTTCTTGTTCTTTTTTTGTTGACATCTACAACCTATACTAGAGTTAAAAACTGCCGAAATCATTTTTTTTGTATAATCATACACAGACATAAGAACAAACTGGTAAGTCGCTTAAAGTTTGATAGCTCTTAAATTAGCTTCTTGTGTTCTCCATGTCTCTATTTTGACCATAGCGCTTTCTCTAAGGTATCTATTTTTTTCGTCTCTTTCAACTGCTATTCTTAATGCCTTTAAATGTTTAACATATTCTTCATCTGAATATGCTTCTCGTTCTTGAGCAGAAATTGGCAGTTCATTATATTTCCTCATTAAAATTGCTTTTAAAGATTTAGTAAANGCATCTAAATAAAGNCTTGTTGCTCTAGCTTCTGCACAATGTTGTGCGGTATCTCTTAACCATGCAACGGCTTTGTGTATATCTTCTTCATCAATTTTTCGCATTGAATTTCTCCCAGTATTTTTTTGCAGTTTCTCTGCCATAATCTTCTGATAATCTAAATAACAACCAAAACAAATCTTCATTACCAAAACTGTCATGTAATTGTGCATGATGTGAATAACAAAGGGGAATTGCATTATTATCGCCAGACCTCATACCCATACCTCTAGCACCATCATAAGGTTTTAATAAATGATGTGCTTGTACGTTTCCATTACAAGGATAAGTAGAGAAAGAAGATAAACAACATTCTTGATTAGAAACATATTCTAAAAATTTTTTGCTCTTTATCTTCTTTTGTTTAATTATTGGTTTCAATTTGTTTTATCGTAGGTTAATTCATATTCTGCGAATTTTTTACCATTTACAGTTTTAAAATTTGTCTTAATTGGAAAACCATTTTGTCTTAAGTCAAATATTATTGCCGCTAAACGAAAACAACCAAATTTAGATAAGGCATCAATTGGTGTTATTTTTTTGCCTTCTTCTAAATATTCTTTAACATTTAAATATTGAGTTCTTTTTTCCATTTATTCCTCCCTACCATAAATCAATGTCTTCAATTTCATCAGTAGATGATTTTGGTTCATTTTTATTTGATTGTTGTTGATTTGGATTATCGTTTGAAAATTCACGAAGTCTTAGAGATATGTATTTATTACCTCTTTCGCTATTCTCTTTCCATGCAGATATAATCATAGCACCTTTATCTACAAGGGCATTTACAACACCTTTTGCATCTGGGTCTTTCTCACCATTTTTATCTGCTTTTTTCAATGTACCCATTGCTCTGTAGAGTTCAATTATTTCTTTTCCCTCTTTATTAAGCCTTTTGACACCTATAACTCTTAATGATTCACCATTAATATTTATTTTGCCTTGTTGGGTTAATGACCAATCTTCGCTTATGTTAAATAAAACACCACGATTAGTTTCGTCATATTGCTTNGTNTTATTATCCATTTTTAACTCCCTTGTTACCAGTTGCTTCGTTTGCATCATCATCTTGACCAAGACCAAATAATGCTTGTAAACCATACCTTTTTGCATAGGTTATGGCAGAACCCATTTTCTGTGGATTATCTTTCTCTGCATTGTTAATTAAAACTGGCACACAACATTCTATAGTTTTATCGTCTATAGTATGATAAATGGTAGTATTTACCCATATATCTCTAGTGATAACTTGACCACTTGTAGTTTTGGTAGTGCCATCTTTTAAATTATCTACCATTTGTTTATCAAGAACCATATTCCTATATTGAACTTGTTGAGTAAAACATAATCCATATTTAGCACCTTGATTAACTGCATCAATAACAGATGTTAAATCAGCATAGGTACTTTTAAAATATGTATTATCTGTAGATTTTAATGCACTTATATTTAATTCTTGAAATCTGTTAAGTGCATCAACTAATGTTTTGCTTGGTTCTATTTTCTTTTGAACCTTTGGCTCTTTCTTTTGAACCTTAACTTCTTCAACCTTTTTAGGTTGTTCTATATTTTCTTCGTTCATGTATAACTCCACTGTTTTATGTTTTTGCTTGATTGCTCTTTCATATATTCACTCCAAGTCCACGCGTCGTAATTAGGGTGGATAATTGAAGCTAATTCCTCTTTATCATCGCTGATTGCAAGGAATTTCATCAAACCAATAGCAAGAGAATGTATTTGCTTTTGGTGTTTCTTAATATCTGCTTCATCTATTATAAATTTATTAGTAGCTTTTGGTGATGCATAAAATACATCTGCTCTATAATTAGGATATGCTAGAGAATATATNGCCATTTGTCTTTTATTAGCATCTGTAGGTTTAGATGGCATTCTNGCAGTAGTCTTAAGGTCTACTATTACATCTTTAAATATGAAGTCTATATAACCTATTATTGGTACTGGTAAATCTTCAAAGGTAACTTCTATTTTTGTTTGATAATCTTCCATATCAGAATAATCAAATTGTTGATTGAGCATATTAGAGTATTCTTTTAACATGCCATATTCTTTTATTCTTCTGTCATCTTCTACATCTATTAGACTATCTTGGCACATTTGATTAAATTTATTTTCTGTAACAGAATTATCTATTTGGAAATCTTCATTTATATATTTTTGAGCCAAACCAAATTCTACTGATGTACCTCTGTGCATAGATGCAGAACCCTTATCTCTTAAACCAAAGAGTTTATCTGCAATAAATCTTGCAGGGTCTTGTAGCCAAGTATTAAGAGAACTGTGTGATAAATGTCTTATGCCATGAATGGCGAAGGGATTATTGCTTTTCATATTTACCTCTATTCTTCGTTATTCGTTATCACATAGTACCAAATTAAATTGTAATGTAAACCTTTTTTGTGTTTACTTATCTTTTTTTTTAATTTAAAAGGTAATTATGAGATTAAAAGAATATATAAAAATGAATGGTTATAACTATAAGAGTTTCGCTAAAGAACTAGACACTCATTATAGGAACATTGAATCTTGGGCGAAAGGCGATAGAATGCCTAGATGGGCTGAGGCAGAGAAACTTTTTATATTTACAGATAATCAAGTAACAGGGACAGACCTTTATGAGGAACAAATACAACGCAAAAAGGCAATTATACAAAGGAATAAAGTTTGATTCTAAAAAAGAACTAAATAGATATTTAATATTGGAACAGATGCAAATGAAGAATTATATATCAGAATTAGAAGTACACCCAGTTTATCCCTTATTAGTAAATGGGATTAAGATTGGTCGTTATACTGCTGATTTTAAATACAAAAATAAAGATGGCGAAGAAATAATTGAAGATGTTAAATCTAAAATTACCAGAACAAGAGATTATATTTTAAGAAAAAAGATATTGGCTACATATACTCCACCTATAATGATAACGGAGATATTATGAGTTGGTCTGCTTTAGATTGGGCATCTAAACAAAAAACTGGAAATGGTACTAATAAATTAGTCTTACTTTGCCTTGCAAATTATGCAGATGATAAAAATACTTGTTTCCCAAGTTATAAAACACTTATTTCAATTACAGAAATGAGTAGGTCAACCATAATAAGAGCATTAAAGAGCCTAGAAGAAGTAGGTTTAATTGAGATAGAAGAACGATTTGCCGATTATAATGAAGCTAAAAGACAAACATCAAATTTATATACTTTAAAGGTAGGGTATCAGACTGACACCCACCCTATTCAATTTGAAACCCCCCCTAGTATCACTATGAAACCCCATATAACCAATCATAATAAACCATTAAAGTACGAAATTGAATTTGTAGAACTTTGGAATGAATATCCTAGAAAAGATGGTTCAAAAAAGAAAGCACATGAAACATGGCAAAAACTTACATCTGAACCAAATATAGTAATTATAAAAAAAGATTTATTTGAAAAAGTTAAAAAGTATAATAAACTAAATAAAAACAAAGAGTTACGATTTATACCTCATTTGACCACATGGTTAAATCAACGAAGATGGGAGACCTTAGACAATCAAAATGAAGAACGAATAAACTTAAACCAATTAGTTGGTTAACAAAGGGAGAAAACAACAATGAATATTCACGAACAATTAATAAAAGAAGGTATTAGAGTTAATTCTCAACAAGCACAACAAAAAGTGACTTGTCCGCAATGCTCACATACTCGAAGAAATAAACAAGAACCTTGTCTTTCTGTAAGTTTAGAGAACGATATGGCTTTATGGCATTGTCATCATTGTGAATGGAAAGGTTCTGTTCACGATAATATTATAAGTCCTAATAATTTTTCTAAATTTAAGAAAAAAGAAAATGTAATGCCATTTGTACCTAAAAAACAAACATTATCAGATTCTGCTTATGCATGGTTAATAGATAGAGGGATAGACCCTACTGTTATAACAGAGATGAAACTTTATACACATAATGAAAAGCTTTGTTTNCCNTATTATTTGAATGATAAAATTGTAAATGTAAAATACAGAACAAAAGATAAAAGGTTCCATCAAGAAAAAGATGCAACAAAATGTTTATATAATTCAGATAATCTTAAAAAATATTGGGAAGACAACCCAGAACTTAAGAAAAGAATAATATTTGTAGAAGGCGAGATGGACGTTTTATCTTTAATGCAAATAGGTATCAGAGATGTAGTATCGTTACCAGATGGTGCACCTAAAACACCTAAGTTTGATATGAAAGACAAGAGATTTACTGCTTTTGAACAGACTGAATGGATATGGGAAGCAGAAGAGGTGATACTTTGTACCGATGATGACGAGGCAGGAAAGGCTCTTGGTCTTGAGTTGATTCATAGGTTTGGTCGAGACATTTGTAAAGTTGTAAGTTTCCCAGATTATAACAACACATTTGTAAAAGATGCAAATGAATGTTTGGTTCAACACGGAGAAGAAACTTTAGGTATGGCAATAGCCAATGCTAGAGAGTTCCCTATAGAGGATTTACATTCTGCAGTAGATTATAAAGACCAGATACAAAATATGTATGATGGAAACGTACAGAAAGCCATATCAACTGGTTTTGATAAGTTAGACGAGATATATAAGATTATGCCAAGTACTTTTAATCTTATAACTGGTATTCCTAATCATGGTAAAAGTAACTTTCTTGACCAAATATTAGTTAATTTGGCAGAACAACAACATTGGAAGTTTCTTTTATATTCTCCAGAGCATTCAACACCTAATCATATTAGAAGATTGCTTGAGAAAAGATGCAGAAAGCCTTTTGATATTGGAGTTTACGAGAGATTAAACCAAGAACAACTAAACGGTGGACTAGATTTTCTTAATACTCATTTTAAATTTCTTGAAGCAAAAGATGACATACCAACGATTGACTACATATTACAAAAGGCAAAGGCATCTAAACAGAGGTTTGGTATAAAGGGTTTGGTAATTGACCCATTTAATCAAGTAAGTTCAGATAGAGGCATTAATAAAAGAGAAGATGAGCATATAAGAGATATTATTGCCAAATGCCAACAATTCGCTAGAAATCACGATATGGTCGTATGGATGGTAGCTCACCCTCATAAATTACATAGAAATGATGCAGGTGTTATACCTCCACCAGATTTATACCAAGTGAGTGGTTCAGCACATTGGGCGAATATGGCAGATGTTGGATTGGTAGTTCATAGAGATTTTGAGAATAATACTACAAAAATTATAACCAGAAAAATTAGAGAACAAGGTGTTTATGGAGATATAGGACAAAGAGAGTTTACATTTAATTTTATAACTAGATGTTATGAGCAAACTTATGATTGATATTTTTGAAAATGGTTTAACGCCAAAACAACAAGCAGTCATGGACGAAGCATACGAAGCTCTTATGTCAAAGGTTGAAATCGTAAATTATGAGTTATATCAAAGACTTAGAGCTAATGAATTAAGTTTGGCAGATGTTTATAAGTTAAGAAATAGTAAGAATAAAGAACCAATAGTTAACGAAGATGAACAATACCACTTATTCTAAGGAGATTAATATGGTTTCAATGGTTGTACTGACTTGTTTGATTTGGATTGAGGGAGCAAGTTACGATGGAGGAGAAACCCGATGCGGGTTACACGAAAGTAAAATAAAGTATGCAACAATACATGCTTGTAGGCAAAATATAAAAGCCTATGAAGAATATGTAGTAAAAAGTATTTATGATGCTTTTGAAATGCCAACAGACTACACAATACAAACACAATGTTATAAAAAATTTGGGAGTAATAAATGAAAGTAGAAATGGTTGATATTGAGAAAATAAAACCTTACGAAAAAAATCCTCGTAAAAATCAAGATGGAGAAAAAATAGCTAAATCTTTAAAGAAATATGGTTGGAGACAACCTATTGTTGTTGATAAAGACTATGTAGTAATTGTTGGTCATACAAGATTAATGGGTGCTGAACATCTTAAAATGAAACAAGTACCAGTTCATATTGCTACTGATATGAAAGAAGATGCAGTAAAAGCATATAGAATAGCCGATAATAGGTTATCAGAAGATAGTACTTGGGATTATGAGTTTCTTAAGTTTGAGATGGACGCGTTAAACGATATTGGTTTTGATTTAGATTTTTTAGGTTTTGAGAAACAAGAATTAGAAACAATAGTATTTCAACCAGACCACAAATCCAGAGATTGGTTAGAACATGATGAACATTGGCAAGATATGCCTGCCTTTGACCATGATGACCAATCGCCATTTAGGTCATTAACTATAAATTTTGTAAGCCAAGATTCAATGGATAAATTTTTTCAATTAATAAAACAAGATTATACAGATAAGACAAAGTACATTTGGTACCCAAAGATTGAAA